TGTCGGGGCGACGGGATTCGAACCCACGACCCCCTGCTCCCAAAACAGGGGAAATAGGAGGCCTAAATCGTTGATATACAATAGGTTGAGCGGGTGACTGAACGTGAGTGCTCACAATATGCTCACAAAAAGGTGCTTGTGGTGCGCGTATAAGGTGCTTGTGGTGCGCGCATAAACACTACAAGCGTATGCAAAAAAACTGGCCACGTGAATGCGTGGCCAGGTGGGTGCGCCTGTCAGCCGCAGGCGGCTTGTGTCAAAGGGGAAACGTATGAAAGTAAAACCCCGGCTGATGTATGTGGTGTGGCTGTTGTGCCGCTCATTGTGGGCTGGCCGATGTGTGGCGGCGTTGTCATTGTATTTCGTAGAGGTAGGCTTGCTTGAGTGGTTGTATGCCGTTTTGGTCGATGGTGATTTCGAGGCGGGCGCAGGCGTAGCGCCGTGAGCCTATGAGGTAGGGTTGTGTGGGGTCGGGGTTGATTTGGTCGGTAAATTGTGCTTGTAGTTCGATGCGTGTGTCGATGGTGTGGGCTGTGGTGAGTAGTTGGCCTATGTTGCCGTAGGTGGCGCTGGGGGTGGTGGGGCCTTTGGTGGTGAGGGCGAAGGGGCCTTCGGGTGTGGGGAAGGTGTATGCCTTTGTGTGGAGTGTTGCGGGTATGTGTCGGGGCCCGTGGGAGGAGGTGGTGTAGGGTATGGCGATGGGGCAGAGTGAGTGGTAGTAGAATTTGAGGGTGGGGGTGTCTCTGGCTTCGTGGTAGTAGGTGTCGTTTTCGCCGTTGTACCATGCGATGTCTATGTGGTCTTTGGCTTCGGTGGTGGTGTTGGTGGTGTCGGTGTCGGGTGGGTTGATGGCGTTGTTGACGGAGTAGATGTTGCTTTTGGTGAGTATGGTGTCGGCCACGGCTATGATGGGGTAGAGGCCCTTTTCGGGTTTGTCATCTTTGAATTGCCCGTTGTTGGTTGCGATGAGTGGGCTGGTGATGAGCATGTTGGCTGGTGTGATGCGCAGTTTGGTCATTTGCTCGCGGTCGGTGGTGCGCATTAGTGGGGGGTATTGGTCTACCTCGCTGAGTATTGGTGTGTCGAATTCGTCGATGAGTATGGCGTATGTGCGGTTGGTGGGTGTGACGGTGTAGAGGTTGGGGCTTTGTTTCTTGTAGTAGGTGGTTAGTTTGTTGTAGTGGTTTAGTGCTTCTTCGTATGTGGCGGTGGGCAGTATGGTGGCGTTTTGCCATACTTCGTCGGGCAGGCGCAGCATGGGGCTGATGTCGGGGTAGTCGTAGTCGACATTGCCGTTGGCTGTGGTTTCGACTTCGGGGTCGGTTGATATGTTGATGGTGTGTGTGTCGGATACTTGTGTGATAGTGATGGGTCGGCGGTTTTCGGTGTAGTAGTCTTTGCGGGTGTACATGTCGACGTATCGTCCGCTGAAGGTGAACACGCAGCCGAGGAGGTTTTGCAGTTCATTGATGTATTCTTTCACTGTCCAGTGCGGGAGGATTTTGGCCCGTTGCAGAGTTTGCCGTGTGTTGGCTATGTAGATGGCGCGTGTGAGGGGGTTTTCGGTGTATTTGCTCCAGTTGCGAGGGGTGAAGCCGAGGCACTTGAATATGCGCGCGGTGATGTCGAGCAGGTAGGGGCAGGGTGCGAGTGTGATGTCGTCGATGCTGTCGCCGTCCAGCCCTGGTGTGGTGGTTATCATGTCCATGGGGTTGGCTATGATGTCGTCGGTGGTGCTGTATATGGGCAGACATATTGCGTCGGTTTGTCCGTAGGTGCCGTAGGCTGCTTGCCGCACGGGCGTGGTGGTACGCAGGAATTTTTGGCCGATGCAGCTGCTGAATATTTTTATTTGCGTGCGCACATCGGTTCCGCTTTTTAGTACTTCAGAGTTGGAGTATTGCACGGAGCCGAAGCCGTCCCACGCGTTGCCGAGTGGTAGCTCGTCTATATAGGTGGTGTCGTTGTTGAGTGGTGATGCTTTGAAGCCGGCTTTTAGTTGCACTTTTACTTCGGCCTCGGTGATAGAGGTGACGGTGGCGGTGCCTTCGAGCTGCAGCGGTGGTGCGATGAGCTGCATGGTGTATTGTTCGCCTATGTGGGGGTATTGCGCCAGGGCGGGGTGGTTGCGTGGTCCGAATATGGCGAGGTTAGTAGGGCAGCCCCTCAAGGGCAACTGCACCTCGAGGGTGTAGTCGCCTTGGTCGGCAAAGTAGGGGTTGACGCGTGTGAACTTGATGGTGGTGCCCTTTTTTATTTCGGCTGTTTGGTTGTTGATGATGAGTTGCATCATGGGTTGGTGAGTTTTTTGTAGTGAGTAAATTGTTGGTCGAGTCCGTCGGGTCCGCTCATTACGACGTATGCTTTGATGCCTTTTTGCAGTTGTTGGTTGAGCAGGTTAATGGCTTTGGTTTGTGCCGGTGTGGCGGTGTCAATTACTTGCAGTGAGGGTGCGTTGTTGGCAGCGGTGGCGGCAGTGGTGATGGCTTGTCCTGCGAGGCTGGCAGTGGTTTGTGGTGCAGTGATGACGCGGCTCACGTCGTCGGCGGAGAGTCGTGCCACGGTGTTGGTGCGTTGTGCGTGGTCGATGAGTTGGAGTACGGGCATGAGGTTGGGGTTGTTGACGGCCTGGTGGTTGGCCACGAACTCACCCTCGTGCACGATGCCAGCCTGCCGGCGGTACTGCTTGCCGCCTGTAAAGCCACCGAGGTAGTAGCCCTCGGCTTCGGCCTGGTGTTGTTTTTTGATGGCGGCAATCTGTATGGCACCGGCTGCGACGGCTGCTGCAGCGGCTATGGGTGCCATGATGGGGCCCACGACGGGAATGTTCACCACTGAGCCGTATGCCATGATGGCATTCATGGCGGTTTGTGCCACGGCCTGTGCCAGTTGCACCTTCATTTGCTTGCGGTTGTACTTGTTTTTGATTTTGGCGAGTTCGGCCTGCTTCTGTTCCTCAAGTTTTTTGGTACGTTTGGTGTTTTTGCCGGCAGCCTTGATTTGTGCGTCGTATTTTTTTGTTACTTCGGCCTGTTCGAGCTGGCTTTGTGCCTGGAACAGTTGCGTGGCTTGGCTCATGGTGGCCATAATCATGCTCATGGCCGCAATGCCCACCGCGGCATAGTCTTGCCATTGCGCTTTGCCGTCTTTGAGTTTTTGAGAGAGGTTGGAGAGGTTTTGCGCCAGATTGATGACGCCTTGGCTCATGGCGTCGGTGGGCTGTCCGAGGTTGGTGTCTTTATCTTTGTATTTTTCCTCTATTTCTTTTTTAGCCTTTTGATATTCCTCCTCGGTCAGAATGCTTTTTTTGTGTAGTTCCTCTGCAAATTTGAGTTCGTCAGCCTTTTGTTCGTCGGCCGATTTTTTGAACCACTCTTTGCGCGCCTGGTCAACGCGTTGCCAAAATTCCTTTTGCCGTTGCAGTTTGTCGTTATCCGTTTCGGTGTCATATTGCTGCTGGTACTTTTTGGCCTCCTCGTCTTGTCCGTAGAGTTTGCTCAGGTTGGCGCGTCGTTTGAGGTATCTGAGCCTTATCTCTGTTTTGTTGCTTTGATATTGTTTCTCGTTGGTGATGCCGTCCAGGTAGTTTTGTTTTTCGGTGTTGAGTTCGTCCTGCTCCTCGATGTCGAGTTCGTGTATGCTCCATGCGTGGTTGTTCTTTCGCACGGCCGCTGTGGCGTCTAAGCGTTTTAGTTCGAGCTTCACCCATTCGGGCGAGTTCTCGGTGTAGAGGTCTCGTTGGTCGGTGTATAGTTTTTGGTCGATATCGAGCAGTTGTGCCGAGTATTCTCGGTGGTCGATAATGCCGTTCTCGTAGTTGGCGCGTGCTATGAGCCGTTGTTGGCTGGCAGCGTCCTCCAGTGCTTTGAGTTGTGCCTTTACGGGGTCGGTGGTGTCTTTGGTGGTGTGGCCCCCGCTGTTCCCGCCGCTGTTCCCTCCGCTGTTGCTGGAGGTAGTGGTTACAGGCGTGATGGCTGGTGTGGTGGGTGTGGTTCCTCCGTTAGTTATTATTTTGGCCAGTTCGCCTTGTGCTCCGTGGCTTTTGGCGTAGTCGAATATGAATTGCTTTTCCTTTTTGTTGAGCTTGTCTTGTTGCTGCCACCAATATAGGCGCGCCTTGTTGTGTCGTTGTATGTTTTGGTCGTTGATGCGTGTTTCGTTGGTTTCGATTACGGTTGTGCGCATGGTTGGGTCGTCGGTGGCAGTATTCACATGCACTGAAGGCTGGCTCAAGTGTCCGTCCTTCTGCATCTGTCGGTCGCGGTAGGCCACAGCGTTTTGCCATGATTTGATGGCGCGGTCGATGTCGAATTGCTTCTCGGCGTTCTCCTGTATTTTTTTGAAGAGTGCTTGAGCCAGCGCCAGTTTGTCAAGTTGTTCGATATACTTGCCTATGGCCTCGGTGTTCTTTTCGACGAGTGTGCCGCTCGACGAGAGCGAGGCATGGTAGCCCGGCACGATGCTTTGCAGTTTGGCAATGGCTTTACGTCGGGAGTCGATGCTTGCCGAGTTGTCGTGAATGACGTTGGTGAGCATTTCTATTTGTGCGCGTTCGGCCTTGGCGTTGTCGGCCGAGTCCTGCTGTATGCTTTTGAGCAATTTTTGTTTCCGTCGTTGTTCATCGCTGGCCTGTGCGTTATCCTTCTTGGCCTTGGTGTTGGCTTTTGTGGCTTCGGTGTCGGAGTCGGTCATCATCAGCCATGTGCCGAGTGCTGCCACGGCTGAGAGAATGAGCGAAATGATGGCGCTGAAGCCGTTGCTTTTCACTGCCGCGTTAAATGCCGTCATGGCCGCGGTGGCGGCAGTGGTCACGGTGGTATAGGCCGCCTTTGCGGCAGAGAGTGCCGCGGTGGCGGTGGCGCATATTTTGGTCCAGTACACTTGCAGCGTGAGCGCGGTGGTGAACACCCCTATGGCCACGGCCGCGGTGGTGATAGCCTTGGCGTGTGATGCCACAAAGCTGATGGCAGTGCGTGTGGCTCCCACAAAGTTGAGCACGCCGTTGGTGGCGGCGGTGTAGATGGGGTAGAGGCGTTCACCCAGTTCTACACGCAAGTCCTTCATGCGTTTTTGCGCCTTTTCGAGTTCCGCCTGTGCTGTGTGGTTGGCCTGGTTAGCCTCGTTGGTGCATGAGGTGCCTTGGTTAAAGGCCACGGCGGCTTGCTCTTGCGCGCTTTTCACGTCAGAGAGTTTGCCGGCCAGCGTGGCGAGCGTTTGCGTGACGCCTGCGCCGCTAAGGTTCATTTCGTCAAGCAGCGGTGCGAGTTTGTCCATTCCCCCCGCCTGGTTCAGCGCGCCGAGGAACTGTAGCAGGGCGGCATTGGCATCGGTAGAGAGCAGTTCGGTGAACTGTTTCACCTCCAGCCCCGCGGCCTTGGCCATTTTTTCGGGTTCAGCAAACAGGGCCGTGAGCACGTTTTGCAAGGCTGTGGCCCCCTTCTCCACGTTCACTTGGTTCTGGTCCATGACAGAAGCCATGCCCATGAGTTGAGCCTGCGTCATGCCCGCCTGATTGCCAACACCCGCCAGTCGGTTGGTGAATTCCATTATATAGCCCTCGCTTGCCGACGAGCTTTGTGCCAGTTCGTTAATGACTGAGGCCGTCGAGAGCATGGCCTGCTTGAGTCCCATGCTCTTGTCGGTGCCAAACATTTGCGCCAGTTTGCCGATGTTCTTTACAGCGTCCTCGCCAAGGTCCTCGCCAAGTGCGGTGTTTATTTGGTCGGCAGCCTCCACAAAGTCGAGCACAGCGTCGCGGCTCTGAATGCCCAGACGCCCCGCATCGGCTGCCAGGTCGTTGAGTTTTTCTCGCGATGTGCGTGTGTCCATCTGCTTGAAGCTCTCGTTGAGCGCGTCCACCTCCTCCTTTGCCAGCCCCGTATACTTCTTCACCCCGCTCATGTGTTCGGCCATGTCGGCATACTCGTTCACGTATTCGGCCATGGCCTGCTTGAGGGCGCTGAATTTGCTCGCGATACTGTCGAACACTACGGCCACGCCCGACCACGTTTGGCCAATTTTGGTTATAAAGGAACTGCTGCTTGCCGCGTTTTGTTCTTTCTTAATCTTTTGGAGTTCCTCGTTGGCGGTTTGCAGCGAGCGTGTGAGCGCCTGCCATTGCTCCGAGCCGCGCTCCACGTTGCCGCTATTCAGCTCGCGGTTTATTTCCTTAATGGTGGCTTTAAGTTCCTTTGGCGTGGCCGAGTCGAGTGAGCGCAGCACCTTCTCCACTGTCTGAGCGCGCGAAGTGAGCCTTGTGGCTTGCGTCTCGAGGCTTTTAATCTCCTTGGCGTAGGCTTGCAGCGCCTTGCCGTCGCCGCGTTCAAAGGCCTCATGCCGTTTGAGGCGTGTCTGCTCCAGCCGGCGGTTGATGTCGTCGAGCTTGCGTTGTGCCTGCTCCGAGTTGATGGTGAGGGTTACGGTCTTGATGTCGTTGTTATTCATAAAAAAGCGTGTTACTTTTGGTGTGTGATGTTCCAAAAGTAACACGGCTTAACCGGGTGTTAAAAGACACGCGGGACGGTTAGAGGTGCTTGTCTATGTATTTCTTTCTTTTGTCGTAGTTAAAACCAAACAGCCCGGGGTATTTCTCATAGGCTCGGCTTTCAATGCTCCTATATAGCCGTTTGCGCTCCTTCTTTTGCTTTTTCTCCATCCGGTAGTTCTCCAAGAGTTCTTTCTGCTCCTCGGGAGTCAGACGGAAAGCTTTGACTATACCTGTGACGATGGCACTGAGATAAAACAAGACTATAGCTGATAAAATTATGACAAAGAGTGTGAGCATGCTGCGTAGTGTGTATATTTTTTCGCAAAGATATGGCTTTAATCACTACCGCGCAACAAACAGAGGGCTTAAAGTGCCCAAAGGTTCACCCCCTCTCGCGCTCCGTCAGCGTGTCGAAGGCACCGCCGAACTCGTCGCCCATGATGCGCGCCATGTGGTCTTTGAGCACCTCGATGCTGATGTACCACGACTTGTTGAACCACGGGCGGCGCTTCCGCGGTTCGCCAAGGTGGTGCAACTTGCGGTATGCCTTGCCAAGGAAGTGCAGGTCGCCCCCATTGCCCGGGCGGTAACCGTTGCCTACCCCGAGGTCCACATAAATGCCATACTCCAGATAGTTGAAGGCCATCACAGCCTCGCGCCCCGCTATTGATGCCGCACCCGCCTTGACCGAGCGGCGCAGCGCCCCCGTGTGGTGAATGCCCATGAGGTCGAGCCTGTCCTGCCATATCTGCACCATCTTGGCCCGCCATGCGCGCAGGTATTGCTCGCGGTCGTTGCTGTTATTACTCATGGTCGGTAGTGTTGTCGGCCCATAGGTCGGGGTTGTAGGTAAGGTCGGTTGGTTCGTCCATGCCCACCATCAGGTAGAGGCCCGTGCAGCCGTTAAGGAATATGCCGCCCAACTCGGAGCACTTTATGTTGTCGGTGTCGAGGTAGAGCATTTCGGTTTGCAGTTGCAGCGAGTCGTGCAGCATGCGTGCGGTGAATTGGCGGGCGAGTTCGCGGCAGCGGTCCATCTTGACGGCGTAGTCGGCCTGGTTGCCATACTCGTAGCGGGCGAGTATGAAGATGGTGTACACCCGCCGTTTGAACCACCCGCCGCTCTGTGCGTAGAGGCTCTCCTGGCACACGTCGGAGGTGCACACAAAGTTGGCGGTGCTCTGGTATTGCTCGAGCATGCCCTCAAGGTAGCCAAGGCCCGAACAGGTGGTGTGCTCAAACTGCCATGCGCGGGCCATGTTGTTCTGCCCGGTGAGCTGGCTCATGTAGTTGGTGAAGTCGAACATTGTAAAGTTGATAAGTTTAGGAGTTTAAGAGTTAAGAGGTCGCTTTTAAGAGTTGATAAGTTTATAAGTTGAAAGTTAAGAGGTCGCTTTTAAGAGTTGGGCAAGCAGAGGTAACCTCTTAACTTTTCAACTCCTAAACTTTTCAACTCATAAAGATTTGCATAATAAAGATATGTTTATTACCTTTGCGGTGTCTAATAACACATAGACAATGGATTTCACCGACGACAGTCTAAAGGACTGGGAGGAAACGCTGAAGCCCTTCAGGTTCCTCTTCCGCAATGAGGAAAGGCTCCTTAAATCGGGTCGCCTTACTGAGTCGGAATTTCTTGAAGACTTCTTTGATGCGGTGCTTGACGCCTGCGCCATGTTGTACGACAAGAAATGAATGCAACAGGCTGGCCTGCCTTGCCGCGTCAAGGAGCGTGCTGCAGGCGGGCGGCCTTTTGCTCGTCGGTGGGGCTGTCAGCCGGCATCAATCCATTCATGTGTCACACTTCATAAAATTTTGTAGCTATGAACGATAAAATCCGTCGCAAACTTGAGGCGAGCTATGCTGCCACCAACGACAATGACAGCGAGCTGTCGGGCCGCTTGCTCGACGAGGCCTTTGCCCTGTGCACCACTCCCGCCGAGGAGCGTGAGGCAGCGCAGTATGTGCGTGCCATGCTTGGGCGCGGGCGCAAGCGCACCGATGTGTGTGCCGCAGAGCTGCTTGGCGATGTAAGGCCCGCCCTGTCGCTGGCCTGGCTGAGCAAGCGCTACTTTAGCAAGGGCACCTCGTGGCTGCACCAGCGCATCAACGAGAACGTGGTGAACGGCAAGCCCGCCGCCTTTACCACCGAGGAACTTGGCGTGCTGTCGGCTGCATTGAACGACCTCGGGCAGCGTTTGCTTGCCGCGTCTGCCGACATCAGGGCACGCATCTGAGAGATTTCTTAAGTTGATGAGTTGATGAGTTTAAGAGTTAAGAGGGCGGTTTTATAAGTTGAGAAGTTTATAAGTTGAAAGTTAAGCGGTCGCTTTTAAGAGTTGGGCAAGCAGAGGTATCTTCTTAACTTTTCAACTCATAAACTCATCAACTTAAGAGTAACTTCTAAACTTTTCAACTTCTAAACTTTTCAACTTGAAAGTAATAACTAAGTGCCGCACACAATAAGGGCGAAATCCATTACCGGGCATTTGGCACTTGTGCCTGTAAGCCTCCCACGAGTTGGGGGGCTTTTTTTGTTTTTAGAGTTGAAGGGGAGTAAAGTTGAAAAGTTGAGGAGTTGAGAAGTTAAGAGGAATGTTTTAGCGGTTGAACTCGCAGAGGTAACCTCTTAACTTTTCAACTCCTAAACTTCTCAACTATGAAAGCTTCAAAGCTTCAAAGCTTTCATCTCTTCTGCCTTGGCGTCGAGTTCGGTCAGCGCGTCGAGGGTGGGCGTGCTGAGCACGGCCGGTTGCTTGGTGATGTCGCCGCCTGTCAGAGCGCGCAGACAAGTAATCATCACCGCGCGCGGGTCGGGCGGCGTGCTGTCGGGGTCGGCCGAGCCGGGCGCGCCGAACAGGTGGGGGAACAGGCCCGTATACTGCGCCTTGAGCCCCACGAGCCACATGAGCAGCATCACGCGGTGCGCGTTGTCAAAGTCCGCCCCCGTGGTGCCGGGGTAGAGCGCCATGCCTATGGCGTCGAGAGCTTCGGGGCTTTGCACCTTGAGGTAGCCCTGGTAGTAGTTCTCCACCTCAAGGTAGGTGCGGAATGGCACCCCGTCGAGCATGGCGTCCACCGCGGCATGGCCTGCAATGTGGCTCATGCGCGACGGTTCGGCGGGCGGCTGGGCTATAAAGTCCACCAGGGGCATGAGTTCTGCAATGTCGCCCTTAAGCTGGAGCAACACGCGGTGGCTCTGGCCGATGATGCGTGCCAGGAACAAGGCCTGCATCTCGTCGGGTGTCCATTCGCCTTGAGCCATCAGCGCACACAGGTAGTGGCGTTGCTCGTTGGTAAGGGCCAGCCACGACTGCGGAATGTGAGCCTTAATAGAGGACTTCACCCTTTTAGCCGGATTATCCGAAAAAGAAGGAGGGGTCGGTTTGCTTGTTTTCATACTGTGTGGTGTGTCGTGCTTGGTAAGTGGGGCTCAGCCTGTACTCGTCCAGCTGGTCGGCGTGCGCCTCAATAAAGTTGATGATGTGGCGTGTGTGGGTGGCCATGCCCGGCCCTTGCATCACGTGCGCCGCCATGAGCCTGCGTGCCATGGTCAGTGCCTCGGCGTAGGCCGCGGGCGTGGTGTCGGGCGTGAGGTCGGCGTCGGCCTCATACTGGTGGCCCACAAGTGCGGCATAGAGTTCGGGCGAGATGGCGTCCACCACACGGGCCGAAGCCGCGTGCAGCGCGGTGGCCATGGCTTCGAACTCCTCGCGCAGCACCTCGCGGCCGTCGGGGGTGCGTATGCCGTAGAGGGTGCACAGCGTGGGCGTCCAGAGCAGGGAGTCGGCCCGCGAGCGGCGCATGGTCATGAGGTTGTGGGCCGCCAGGTAGCTGAGCACGCCGTCCTCAAGCCGGCAAGCATCGCGGCGCAGCTGCAGGCGCAGGGCGTCCACACGCTCGCGGCTGGCGGGGGCGGTGTTCTGGTTGCTCACAATGCCAAAGCCTGTGGGCGTGAGCACGAGGTCCATTTGCGGCACGGCATCATAGGCCGCGCGCAGGCAGATGGCCGTGACAAGGCTGGCGGCCACATGGTCGGGCAGCGTGGCGTCGGTGGTGATGAGGGCCTGCCAGCTATCGGTGCAGCCCTGCACATAGCGCTGCACCTTGTTCCACACCTCGGGCGTGGGCGAGCGGAAGGCCGGCACGGCGCGCTCAAAGTCGGTGCGTTCAATTATTATCTCCATTGGCTGTAACTTTTTTCGCGTCGGCATGTTCGTCGAGCGTGGTGAGTTGTATCATCGGGATTGTTGGCTCAATGTGCCCCCACTGGTTGTACCACAACACCATGTTTATAGGCGTGAGCAGCATGTCGTGGAAGGCTATCTCGAGAGCCTGCTTCATGGTAAAGAGTTCGCGTTTGTCGGAGCCCGAGTTGTTAGTCTGCGTTTTGCCCGGCACAGCCCCCACCAGGTTGGGGTGCACATTGTCGGCATAGCAAATGGTGTTGGCAGCGGCCTGCACGTCCTCGTTCCAGTCGCCGCCCTCCTTGGCCCCCTCTATGTTGACGATGCGAATGTCGCGCACCTCATGGCCGTCGGGGTTCACATAGTAGCCGCTAATCCACGCCTTGCCAGAGTTCTCCACACCGCACAGAAAGTCCTTGATGTTCTGCTTCTCGCGTGTGACGCGTTTCTGCATCTCCACGGGGTCGGTAATGTTCTCCTCCATGCAGATGCGCTGCCAGTAGGAGCGTTCAATCTCAATTTGGTACTTCACGCTTGTGGTGTTGCGCAGTTTGGCCCGCTTGCCGGTGCTTATGAGGCGTTTCTCGTCGTAGGAGCCGCCGCGCAGCACGGCACTCCAGTAGGGCACGGGGTAGTACTGCGCGCCCGCTGTGGGGAAACGCATGACCACGGCAAACTTGCGCGTGCGTGTTGGCGTGCGGCCTGTGGGCTGGTGCGTGTCGGGGTCGATGGCAAGGCGGCGGCACAAGTCGGCGTAGGGGTCGGCGAGCGATAGCAACTCTATGCGTTCCACGCCGTTGATGCCCTCCTGCCAGTCCTGCCAGTTGGCGTAGTACAGGTGGTTGATGCGTCCGCGGCGGTCGGCCTTTTCGAGGCGGCAGTGGCAAGCCTCCTTGTGCACAAGGCGGTTGATGCGGCGGCCGTCGCGTGAGAGTATGATGACGGCCACGGAGAAGTAAAAGTACTTCATGTCCGTCATTTGGTCGAGCATGTAGGCCGGCATGTTCTGCCTTCTGAGCCATGCGCGCACCTCGGGGTCGGTGGTGGGTTCATGGGTGGTGGAGTCGGTGAGCCTGAGTCCTGCGCCGTAGCATGTGAGCACGTTAAAGAGTTTGTTCTGTGCCGTCACCTCGTCTGATGCCACAAGGCGCACAAGGTCGTAGGGCAGCTGGTTGTCGGAGCCGTAGGGCACGTAAGCCTCATTGGGGTATCCCGGCACGGGGCGTGTGACGATGGTGCCGCCCGGGGTGTCGAACACGGAGGTGGTGTCCTCCACCTCGGCCATGACGGCGGCAAATTGGGTTTGGGGAATGGCGAAGAATTCCATGGGAGGGAGGGGGGTTAAGTTTATAAGTTGAAGAGTTGAAAAGTTAAGAGGAATGTCAAGGGCGGGGGAAGGTTTATAAGTTGAGGAGTTGAAAAGTTAAGAGGTCGCTTTTAAGAGTCGAACTCGCAGAGGTGTCTTCTTAACTTCTCAACTCTTAAACTCATCAACTTATAAAAACGTTTCGTCAAACGTGAGGTCGAACGTGCGCACGGACAGCGGCGTGAGCACCGACATCCCGCTCTGGCTCTCGCGCCATGTCAGCGTGGCCGAGTCGGCCGTGTTGTAGGCATTCGAGCCCTTCACCTCGGCGGCGGTTATGGTTACGGCCGAGTCGTCGTGCCACACATAACGCGCCGTGGCCACGTCCTTGAGCAGTGCCACATCGGCCGCGCTGAGTGCGCCCGTGGTAGCCTTGAACTCTGCCTGCGCCTCCACGTTGGCATTGTAGGCCGAGCCGCCCACCACCACCTGCGTGTAGGTGGGCTTCAGCGTTTCCTCCACCTCGCCATATATATATAAGGTGTCGTTCAGGCCAAACACGTTGGTAAAGTCGAGCGTGGTGACGGGTGCGGCGTCCATGTCCCATGGGGCGAGGCGGTAGTGCATGGTGCGCTGGCCCACCGTCACGTCGTAGCCCACGGGCTGGCTTGTGCGGCCCGTGAGCGGGCCGAATTGCTCGAGGGCCACAATGTAGCCGGGCGATGTGTTGTAGCAGAGCAATTCGTCGTTGTACTCCTCGGCCCTGAACTCGGAGCCGATGCGGCTCGTCTCGCCCGTGGTGAGGTCCATATATGTGACGCGCACGCTCACGGGCCGCTCCAGCTTCCGCTCCTCGTCGGTCGGCAGCCACACGAGCCGCTCCTTGGCCAGCTTCGGCACCACCTTGCAGCCGCCGCCCGCCAGGGTGAGGAAGGAGCGCTGCACAAAGTCGGCCCCGTTGATGTAGAGCCGCTGGCGCAGTGGCATGATGCTCACGGTGGCCAGCAGCTGGCCGTCGGCCTCTATGCGCAGGCTGTTGAGCCATTTGCCTTGCTCCGCCCGGGCTGTGGCGTGTGTGCTGATCAGCCAGCCAAGGTCGTGCAGGGCAAAGTGGCCGCGGGTGTCGGGTGTGAGGCTGGTGTCGAGCACCTCGGCCGTGCCGAGCGTGAGCCTTATGCGGCAGGGTGTGCCGGAAGTGCCGCCGAGGAACTCGAGGTTCTGTATCTCGGTGGCAAATGCCAGGGTGGGCAGCGTGGTGGTGAGGCTGATGGGCATGGGGGTGGGGGGATTTTAAGTTTATGAGTTGAAAAGTTGAAAAGTTAAGAGGAATGCCAAAGTTTCAAATTTCGGATTTAGCAAGGGCGGGCAGAAGGCCCGAAACTTTCCAAACCTTAAAAGAGTGGAAAGTTTTCCCGTTACCCCCTTTAGTGGTAGCGTTTCTTCACATACACGCAAAGCAACACGAGCGCTGCCAGCACGATGAGCAGCTTGAGGGGGAAATTCGACCGATTTTGTCGAATTTGGGCCTTGGCGGGCTTGTCGGTTGTGACGATGGTGTCGTGCCTAATGGCAGTGCGCCACAGCGTGTCGTGCTGCAGAATTACGCGGTTACGAATTATGTGGCGCGTTTTTTCGACATATACGGTGTCGCCCCGCTGCCACCTGGTGAGGCTCACCGAGTCGGCCACCACAACAGAGTCGAGCCTCACGTGCCAGCGCTCCACCGTGTCGGTGGTGTGGGTGGTGCGGTTGGTGGTGATGTAGTGCACCTGCCTGCAGCTTGTGGCCGTTATGGCAAGCAGGGCGAGCAGTGCCGCCATGAGGGCCATGCGGCCAAGGGCCACGAGAGTGAGCCGCCTTAATGGGTTACGGTGTGGGGTGTGGGGTGTCATAGGTCGGCATATTCGGCCCTGGCGTCGAACGATGGGCACGCCTTGCCGGGGTTAAGGTTGTGGTGGCCCACGATGCGGGCCTTGGGGTACTTGCGGCGCAGGCGGTGGAGCAGTGCGCCAAGGGCGGCCACTTGTGCCGTGGTGCGCGTGTCCTCGGGGCGGCGGCCTTGGGCGTCGAGCCCTCCCACGTAGCACACGCCCAGGCTCTGGTGGTTGTAGCCCTTGCAGTGTGCGCCCTGTACGGTTTCGGGGCGGCCCGTCTCGATGGTGCCGTCGAGGCGCACAAGGTAGTGGTAGCCTATCATGTCCCAGCCCTGCTGGCGGTGCCAGTGGTCCACGTCGGCGGCGGTGAAGTCCTTGCCGCGGGCGGTGGCCGTGCAGTGTACTATGAGGTACTTGATGTTTCGGGGGAAAAGTGTTGCCATGATGTTGAGTTTAGAAGTTGAGAAGTTGAGAAGTTAAGAGGAATGTCGGGCTTGGAGGGATTTAAGTTGAGAAGTTGAAGAGTTGAAAAGTTAAGAGGGCACTTTTAAGAGTTGAGGAGTTGAGAAGTTGAGAAGTTAAGAGGGCACTTTTAAGAGTTGGGCATGCAGAGGTGACCTCTTAACTTTTCAACTCTTAAACTTTTCAACTTAGCATTCCTCTTAACTTTTCAACTCATAAACTTTTCAACTAACTTCGCTTGTTGATTTCTTCTTTCAGTTCGGTGAACTTGCTTTGCACGTAGATGCTCACGCCGAATATGGAGCCGGCATAAATGAGGCATTGGGCAAAGAACCACAGCACCGAGTCGCTGATTTCGCCCACCGGGGGCACCAGGAACCCCGCCACGCTCAGTGCCACACCCGCCAGGAGCATGGCCAGCGCCGAGTAAACTTGGTATTTCGTACGGTCTTCTTTGGTCATAGGGAATAAAAGTTGAGGAGTTGAAAAGTTGAGAAGTTAAGAGGGCGCTTTTAAGAGTTGAGAAGTTGAGAAGTTAAGAGGGCGCTTTTAAGAGTCGAACTCGTAGAGGTGACTTCTTAACTTTTCAACTTTTCAACTTTTCAACTTAAAAGCCCAACTTCAGGAACTGAAGTTGGCTTTTATCTTGTCCAGCATCGCCTTGTCGTCGGTGCTCATGATGTAGGGCGCGGTACTCATGAGTGTCGTGAGGCCGCCCGAGCCTTTGTAGGCAATGGCATAGCCCTTGGTCAGAGTCCAGAAGTGCATCGCGGTGCCCTGTTGCACTCTGTTGTACAACGCGAGCGGCTCCATGCCGGCAATGGTCTTGAAGTCGTAGCGCTGCAGTGCGCCGTTAGAGCTGCTGCCGCTCTTGATGCGTCGGCCGAACCATATAATGAACTTTTGCGCGGGCACACCGTAGGCACCCTGCGTTTGGTACACCTCGATAGGGTCGCCCGCCTGGTAGGTGGTGAGTCCGGCGTTGTTAAAGTCGGCGAGGCTCACCTCCTCGCCCATTACGTCGGAGAGCGTTTCCAACACCTTTTCGCCCCCGAGGGTGCGGAACTCCCACTTTTTGCCGCCGTTCAGGCTCTCTTGCTTTATGCCTTTGTTCAGCGCGGCAAGCTGCGTGGCCTGTGCGGCTGTCATGACGCCCGCCTTGGCGCTTGTGGCCTGTGAGATTCTGAGCTCTCTCGTGCCGCCCGTGGTAAATATGGGGGTCACAATCTTAACCTCTGTGGCGGTGGAGTTCTGTTCGAACAGGTTGAAACTGTCGAGCCTCTTGTAAATGTCGTAGCGCAAGAGCCCCGTGGCGCCCGTCCATGCGTTGGGCAGCTGCACCTGGCTGTAGGCAGTCTCTGAGGTGTCGTTGGTGGCCCCCCAGTGCTTGAAGCGCAGGAACTGGTTGCGGTCGCCATGCTGGTATATCCAAAGTTTGCTGCTGAGTATGGTGCGCGTGTTGTTGGTCGTGCCCTCAGAGTACACATAGGTGCCGGCGTGGCCCGAGTATGACGTTTGCCGCTGCGGCTGCAGGGGCTGCCATGGCTGCCACTTGGTGCCGTTAAAGTAGCGCACTATCACGTTGCGCGTCGAAGCCGTGTCGTTGATTGAGGCCAGCGCGGTGCCCTGGGTGTTGAGGGTGAAAGCCCCCACCGCTATCTGCACATAGCGCTTGGTGTCCTTCACGAGCACGCCAAAGTAGGTGAGCACCGGTATGCCGAAGCACTTGAATCTGTGCAGGCCCTGCGGGGAGTCCGCGTTCATGCCGTCGAGCGCGGCGTTGAGTGCGTCGAGGGTGGTCAGGGTGTCGTGGGTGGTGAGCCACTGGTTCAGGCTCTGCGCTATGGGGTTGGCGGCGCTGGCTGTGGCGTCGGTGTCGGCCATGGCCAGGCACATGTTGTAAAGCAGTGTGCCCACACGGTTGGCGGTGTTGGCGTAGCGTGCCTTTTCGTCGCGTATGCTGGCGGCCGTGGAGCTTAGTTGGTCGAAGTTCATGTTTAGGAGTTTATAATTATAAAGTTGATGAGTTGAAAAGTTAAGAGGTCGGTTTTATGAGTTGGGCAAGCAGTGGTAACCTCTGAACTTTTCAACTCTTAAACTTTTAGACTTTACAACATAGGGGGATAGTTTTAACGACATAGGGGGATAGTTTTTTCTTGCGCCCTATGTTGTTTTAGCTATGGCTCGGGCGTGGCTGCTTTGCCGAACGTCATGCTGCGTGTGCGTGCATCGGCCGTGCCGAGCTTTTGCTGCATGGCGGCCGAGGGAGTGAAGCGCACACGCAGTTTTTTCACCTGCTTGGCGGTGACGAGTTCGGGGGCGTCCTCGCCATGGGTGGTGGTGCATGTGAGGCTGAATGAACCGAGGTCGCCCAGGCGCACGGAGTGGCCTGAGGTGAGGGCGTCGCCCACGGTTTGCTCCAGTGCCGAGAGCACGGCCTTGATGTCGGCGGCGTGCATGGTTGAGCGCTTGGCTATGCGGCTGGCCACCTCGCTGAGGGTAAGTGTGCCGCTCTGTACGATGACGGGGAAGTATACCTTTAACCCCGTTTTGGGGCTTTTGACTGATGATATTTTGTATTTTATCATGGGGGTGGCGTTTTAGGCTTTTGGACGTTTGAGGCTGAGTTGTAATTTGCTTGGGAGCAGACGGCGCGTGAGTGCTGCCGATGGTCTGAAGCGCACGCGCACGGCCTTGATGTCGTCGGCCGACACGTCCTCCTGCTTTTCGCGCGACTTGACTGCGCTGATTGTGGGACGGAATGAACCGAGGTCGCCAAGGCGCACAGAGTAGCCATCGGCCATGGCTTCGAGCACCACTTCTTGCAGGGCGTCGAGCACGCCCTTGATGTCGGCCAGGCTCACGGTGCTTTGTTTCTCAATTTGTGCGGCCACATCGTTAAGGCCGATGGGGGTGGTGGGGGCCACCTGCGGGTAGTACTGCTTTTTGTCGAGCTTGAAGTTTTTCAAGCCTCTTACTTTGAGGGTGATCATGGAGATTTTTAAGTTTATAAGTTTAGAAGTTGAGGAGTTAAGAGGGCGCTTTTAAGAGTTGAACTCGCAGAGGTGACTTCTTAACTTTTCAACTCTTAAACTTTTCAACTCATTACCTATTCATCAAGGCCAGCGGCCTTGATGAGTAGGTAATGGTGAGCGTTTGCGCCGAGCGTTCGGCCGCCTTGTCGGGCAGCGTGTCGGCCAGTGTGACGGCGGGCATGGGCCTTTCGCCCGTGCCAAGGAGCAGGCGTGTGCCGTCGGCACAGGTGAGCAGCACGGCCACAGGGCCGGCCATGGGGGTGTAGCGGCCGCACAGCGTGGCGGTGAGCTTGGCCGAGCATGTGTGGCGGCCGTCGGCCACCTCGTCGTTCACCTCCATGGCCGCAAGTCCCGTGGTGGGCACGGTGTGCCACTGTGCGCCCTTGGTGTTGAGGGCTGCCGAAAGCCCGTCGGGGGCGAGGGTGAGCTGGCCCATGCTGGCGGCGGGGGCAAGGTTTATGTGGGTGATGTAGCGTGTCATGGTGTGGGTGTGGTGTGGTTGTCAACCTCTTCAAACTCCTGCACGTAGCGCGCCTCGAGCTTCTTCGCCTTCTCGATGATGCCGGGCACCACCTTGAAGCCAGCCACGGCGGGGTCGGCGCTGATGACGAACTGCTGCGGGGTGATGCTCGAATAGTCGGGGGCGGCAGAGTCCTCCTTGTCGAGCTGCGTGCCCTTGAGGTAGGTGGCCGTGACGGCGGCAAAGGCTTTGGCGTCGCCCGCCTCGCGTGCCATCTGCCAGCCCTCCTCGCACCGTTCGCGGAAGAGCCATCGGTCGTAGTCCTTGGTGATGCGCCCGAGGTTGCCCAGGCATATCTTGATGCAGCGCACGTCCTCATAGGCTTGCGAAAGGCCCAGCCCGTACTTCTGGCGCAGCACGCCCACAATGTCCTTGTCCACCATGCGGGGGTTCTGCAGCCAGTAGGCGTACATCTCCCTGAGGCGGAGCAGGCGGGCCTGCATGTATTGGGGCAGGCCGGCCTTCTGCATCTCTTCGGCCGAGGCCATGAGGTAGCGTTGCGCGCGGTCGGCGAGGTTGTCGGTCATTTTAATAAGTTGAGAAGTTGAAAAGTTTAGAAGTTAAGAGGAATGTCGGGCTTGGAGGGGGGGGAAAGTTGAAAGGTTTAAGAGTTGAAAAGTTAAGAGGGCACTTTTAAGAGTTGATGAGTTTAGGAGTTGAAAAGTTAAGAGGTCGGTTTGAGTGGTTGAACTCGCAGAGGCGACTTCTTAACTCTTAAACTCTTAAACTTTTCAACTTTCAAACGAGTCGTATGCCTCCCAATTCAGCCTGTACCTCTCATCAGCCTTTTTAAGCAGTTTGAGCAGTTCGTAGCGGTCGCACGGTTCCTTGTCGGCCATAGTCTTGAGCGTTTCGAAGGTTTGCTTCATCTTGAAGTAAAGCTCGCCGTTGTCGTCGTACAGCTTCTTTATGTGGTCGGGCAGCTTGTCGTGGTCGGGGCGGCGGCCGCGGTACTGGCCCTTGGGGTGGTCGGCGTCGGTGCTGATGACGGGCGCGCCCTGGTCGAGCGTTTGCTCAATGCGCGGCAGCGCCTCTTGCTCCATGGTGGCCACGTCCTGCCGCGTCAGTCCGTCGAGGCGTATGCGCAGATGCTTGTTCAGTTCGTAGGCTATGGTGTCGGCGTAGCGCGCGGGGGCGGCACAGGCACAGGCGTAGAGGTAGCGGTTGGAGTTGATGCGTAACAAGAGCAGGGCCCCTTGCCTCACGTCGCGTTCATCTGACGGCTTGGCAAGGTAGACCTGCAGTTGTTGGGTAAATTCGGGGTCGAGGGAATTTTTCAAGTTGATAAGTTTAGGAGTTGGGAGTTTTAAGTTGAAGAGTTTATAAGTTGAAAAGTTTAGTGGTCGCTTTTAAGAGTTGGGCAAGCAGAGGTGACTTCTAAACTTTTCAACTCATCAACTTTTCAACTGGCAAGCCTGCGGCTACGACGCCACTGGCTTTCCCGTGGCGCCGCTAATCTTGCCGTCGTCGGCGGTGTCGATTTCGCCGGGGTAGAAGGGAGCGGGCACCACGTCGGTGGCTTCGATTTCGATGTCGGTGCTGGCGTTGGTGCTTGTGCCCTCGCCGAGCGAGCCTTTGGGCTTCACCACCGTCTCGAACATTTCGTTGCCCAGCACGCGGAACTTGCCGTCGCGCTGCTGCACCAGGAACACGAGGTCGGCGTTCTGTGCCACCGAGCAAAAGCCTGCTGCCTCCTCGGCCGTGCCGGGGTGGCTGGCTGTGAGCTTGTTGAGGAAAGTGCACGAGGGACGCTCTCCCTGAGTTTCCCATTCAACGTTGCCCTTGTTCGTGACGAGGTCAATGCGCTGCCACTTCTTGTCGGCCTTGAGCGTGAAGTTGCCGTCGTAGGTGGCGAGTTTGGCCAGTGTCACGTCCTTGTCGGAGGGCTGTGGCAGGGTGGGCCATGCCGTGATGTTTTCCTTTGCTGTGTAGTATACCGCGGTGCGAATGCCGGGTATAACGCGCTGGCCGGCGCAGAAGCGCAGACTGCTGAAGGGTGCGCCGCTGGCGCAGGGGGTGGTTGTTGGGGGTTGTACTGCCATAAGTGGGGAGTTTAGAAGTTTAAGAGTTTAGAAGTTGAGAGTTTAAGTTGATAAGTTTATGAGTTGAAGAGTTAAGAGGGCAGTTTAAGTGGTTGAACTCGCAGGGGTGACTTCATAAGCTTTTCAACTCATGAACTTTTCAACTCTTAAAAGTGACCTCTTAACTTTTCAACTTATAAACTTTTCAACTCAAGCCCAAGGGCTACTCGCCCTTGAGTTTAGCCACCATGAGCATTTCGGGGCTAAGGCTGCGGAACTGCACGCCAAAGGCCATTGCAGCCTCGAGGGTGATTTTCCACGATGAGTACTTCTCGATGGCCAGACGCTCGCCGGGGTTGTCGCCTGCGCCGTAGCCGTACACCATGTTGCTCTGCGGGGCAATGTGTATGTACTGCGAGCCCTTCTTTGAGGCCAGGGGGCAGAATTCCCACTGGTTGTCGGTGCCCTCGAGGAAAGTTTTCTTGAACTCCGTGTTGTAAGGCAGCGAGCCGTGCAGCAACTGGTAGTTAATATTGTAAGCGTTGTAAATGTCCTTCGACACATAGATTTTTGCCTTCTGGCCCTGCAGCTCATCGTCGGCGGCGGCGTAGATGGCGTTGAAGGTGTCGATGGCGTTCGTCTTGTCGATGGCGGCCGTCAGCTCCATGTAGTTGCCCTTGGCTGTGGCAATGTTGCCCGCAGTGGCCTCGGTGGCGGTGATGGTGTCGAAGCCGTTGAAGAGGTCCTTCGTGGTGTCGCCCTCGGCGTTGCGCTTGGCGTTCCAGATGGCCATGTTGAGCTTGCGGCCAAGTTTGCCGGCCACAAACATCAGAATGTACTTGTTCACGTCCACCGTCTTGAGAGACTCACCTTGGGCCACAAGCGAGCCGTAGATGGTGCCCCACACGTCGTTGGGGTCGAAGCCGTAGGCACAGTTGCCCAGGAAGAGCTCAAGCTCGCGCGGGGTGATGGTAAAGTCGCCGTCGTCCGAGCGTGTGCTCTTGTACGGGCCAAGTTCGGCATCGCCGTCAAGCTGGCCGAGCACCACGTTGCCAAGCAGACCGGGCATGCCCGTCATGTGCTGCAGCGTGGCCGAGGCCGATGTGGCCGGCATGATGAGGAGTTCCTTCTCGTAGCGGGTGGCACTCTTTTGCAGTGCCTCGAGGGTGGTGATAGTTTTAGCCATTGTGTAGAGTAGAGTTTAGAAGTTTAAGAGTTGATGAGTTGGTTAAATGAGGGAGCCGTATTTGCGGTAAAAGTCGCATGCCTCGGCGCCCGGCAGCGCTGTGCCTTCGTCGGCTTCGGTGCTTGGCTTGGCAGAGCCCGTAGTGTCGCCGTCGGCGGCGTTGAGCTTGGCTTCGGCCTCATTCTTTTCATCGTCCAGAGCCTTGATCACCTTTTCGAGCGCTTCAATATGCTCGGTGGTGAATGTCACCTTGCCGTCGGTGGCGGTGATGTGTGCCACGCCGAGCTTGGCGCACAGGGTGGCGGGGGTGAGAGTTTGTGTGTTCATTATGGGGGTGTTTGTGTTATGTGGTTTGTCATCGGCGGTGGCAGCGGCCGCGCCCTGCGGCTTGGCGGCGCAAGATGGCTTGGCGGCGCGCGCAAAAATGGTTTCAAAAAAATCGCGCACCGCCTCGCCTATCGACTTACGCATTTGCTGTTCGGTGGCAGTGGCCGTGGTGGTGATGGTGGCGGCAGTGCCCTCAGTGCTTGCAGCCGCCATGCTTTCAGCCGCCATGCCGAATGTGGGCACAGGCAGCCCACATGCCACAATGTGCTCGCGCTGTGCGTCGGTCATGGGCTCCTTGGCGGGGTCGGGCTGCTCTTCGTCGGGGTCAATCTCGTCAATGAGGCCAAGGCGCAGCGCCTCCTCGGCACCTATCCATCGCGCCTCATGCATGAGGGCCGCCATGCTGTCGGCATTGCTGTCGCCCACCTTGGCGGCATATATCGAGGCCACCACGCGGTCGAGCGTCTTGAGGTCGGCCTGAGTCTTGCGCAGCCCTTCAATGGCCTTGGCCAGCTCCTCCTTGTTATAGTAGCCCCAAGTGCTCACCCCGGCCGAGCAGGGGTGCACAAGCATCAGCGCGTAGCGGCTCATTACCACCTTGCGCGCACCCATGGCCAGAATGGTGGCCGCGCTGGCCGTCATGCCTATGATGTAGGCGGTTACTTGGCCGTGGTCAATGAATTGTTGTCTGATGTCGAGGGCCGTCTGCACGTCGCCCCCGTAGGAGTTGATGCGCACGGTGCAGGGTTTGCCCTTCATGGGCTGCAGCTTGCTCTTGACGTACCCCTTGCTTATGGGGTAGCCAATATAGCTGTCGATGTCGATGTGATAAGTGCGTGGCATAAGTAGCGTGTGTGTTAAATGGTTAAAAGTTGTGGGCAAATGTACAGCTATATATATAGACTCGTAAAAGACACCCGCCCGCCTTTGGCCCGCCCCTTGCGCGGTTGCGGCACGCGGGGCGGCAGTTTGTCCCATTTTAGTGGGCATCAGGGCCGGGCGGCCTCTGAAATAGTGCGCTTTGTCAGTTTTTCGACCCCCCAATGCCCTACGCCCCGCGCCCGGCTGACGGGGGGGAGCGCGGGCGGTATATGCCGCGAAAGTGTGGCGCGGTGGCGGCGCGGCGAAAGGACAAAAAAAAGCCCGCCGGCCTCGGGGTGAGGCTGGCGGGCTGGGGGTGTAATAAAAACAAATGAGTGGGGGTGTGAATGACTAAGAGTTAAGAGTTGTGTGTGGCCTTGTCTATGTTGTCGGCCGAGGTGGTGAGCACTTGGGCCATGTGGCGCAGGGCCTGGCTGAGTTGTTGCAGCTCTGAGGGCTTGAAGGTGGCGGGCTTGCCGTTAACCTTGTACCCGTGCAAGCGCTGTTGCAGCCAGTTGCCCGAGCGGTCGAAGTATTTGCGGGCCACGCCCGACAGGTTGAGGAACTCACTCGTGTCTATCATGGCGAGCCATACTGCGCCCTCGCTTTCGGTGGATAGTAGCTGGCGCGCTTTGTCTGTTGCTTCGGTGTGTGTCATAACACTGCAAAGATAATAATATTATACTTATTGATAAAGGAAACAATAAGCCTTTTTGTATTATTTGATTGGCATCAGCCGCCGCCAGTGACGACGAGTTGCACGGGCTGCTGCGGGAAACGTTCGCAACCTATATATAAGGTGTCGAAAGCGTCGGAGCCGTCGGTGCGGCTTTCGAGGCGGTCCTCGTCGGTCTCGGCCAGCTTTTCGCGTCGCTTGTCCTTCTTGCCGTTGTACACGCCGGCAGTCTGTACGGAGATGAGCAGGTCGGGGTTGTTGGGTTCGTTAAAGAATGGCATGAGCCGGGCCTTGCCGTCGAAGCCGCGGTTGATGAGTTGGTACTTCTCAAGATGCTTCATGGGGGTGCCTATGTAAACGGGGCGCACGCGCCAGCCGTGCAGCTGCAGCTCGTGGGTGATAACCCAGCGAAAGTCCTGATCGTTGACGGCGTAGTTGGAGCCGAGGGCGGTGGCGTCGTAGTAGAACACGACCTCGTGCATGGGCAGCGGGTCGTAGTACTGGCAGAAGTCGGCTATGAGGGCGGGCAGCTTGCGCTCATACTTTACGTAGAATGACTTTAGCACATTGAGGCGGCGGCGGTCCTCGTCGGGCTGGCCTGCCACGAGCCAGTTGATGTTGTTGTTATAATCGAAGGCTATGCACAGTGGGTGGCCGCGGTTGATGTCGGCATCGGCCTTGCATGTGCCGGCCATCTTGCTGAGTGCCTTGAAGTCGTAGCCCAGGGCGTCGACCACATGGTAGTCGGTGGAGGTGTAGCGGTGCGAGGGGCGCATTGATGAGTAGAAGCCGTCCTTGAGCACCTCGATGGGGCGGCACAGTATGGAGGTGCGGAACACCATGGGGGTGAGGTCGCGCCGCATTTGGCGCACCCATGCCTCGCCCAGCACTTCGATGTTGGTCAGGCTGGAGTAGGTGCGGTAGAGTGTGGCGCGGCGGCGGAGCGAGGCGAGCAGGCTTTGTGCCTGCCTGATGCGTTCGGGCAGGTAGGGGGTGGTGTCGCCATGGGCCATGCGCTGCAGGGTTTGTTGCTCGTCGGCCACGAGTGCCTCGATGGTGCTGATGAGTTCAGCATCGCACTGGTCGGCGTAGCGCATGAACCATGAGCCGCGGCGGCTTATGGGCATGTCGGAGGTGATGAGCATGCCGTGGTGGAAGGGCAGGTCGCCAAACTCGCGCTGCTGCCCGCGGTTGGCGGGAAAGGTTTCGTCCTTCAGCCGTTCGTAGTCTACAAACTTGGCTTCGTCTATGTCTATGTAGTCAAAGCTCTTCGAGTTGGAGTTGCCCACGCGGTCCTGGCTCACTATCTGGCCTATTGCGCCGTTGTAGAAGGTGATGATGTTCTCCCAGTTTTCGGGGGTGACAAGTGGTGCGGGCCAGTCGAGCGCGCGTGGCGGGCGGTGGCCTATGTCCCAGTGCAGGCCGCGGCGGTAGCCCCATTTCTCCCAGTGCTCGAACATTGAGGGCAGTGTGTTGGTCTTTGCCCTGATGGCTGTGGGGCACACAAAGGCGGTGGTGCTGCGTGGCATGGCCTGCATGTTGCGCAGGTTTATCCAGGCGTGCAGCATGCTCTTGCCTGTGCCTCGGCCGGCCACAATGACGTTGGTGTGGGCGTCGATGGCGCACACTTCGCGCTGCATGCGGTTCATGTATATTTGTGGGGGTGTGGGGGTGCTCATGGGTGGTGGTGTGTGTGATTATTGCCACTTGCGTGGGCATATTTTTTGCCTAAAATTACGCCGGCCTGCGCATAGAGGCGCCGCATACGGTAAAACTTTTGCCTTACGCCCTCGCGGTAGATGAGTGCGATGCCGTTGGCCTGGCACCATTGGTCGATGCCGCGGTTGAGTGTGCCGCTGTGTATGAGGCTCACGCACTCGCTCCACAGGGCGATGCTGAAGAGGTTGGCCACGGCGCGTGCCATTTCGCCCTGTGCCCTGCGTGAGAGGTGGCACCAGTATTCGGGCCGCCGCAGGGCGTGGTCGGTTATGACTATTGCCACGCTGTCGGGCGGACAGGTTGGCCCCGTGGCGGCGGTGGCTCCTGCTGCGGGGCGTGAGAGCAGGCGGTGTAGGAGCATGTTCTCGTAGGAGCGTGAGGGGAAGCGCACGGGGGTGCCAAAGTGGTGGGTGAGCCATTGGCGCAGGTATGGCTCAAGGCGCAGGTACACGGTGAGGTCTTTCATGTGGGGGGAGGGGGGAAAATTAAAGTTGATGAGTTGAAAAGTTTAGAAGTTAAGAGGAATGTCGGGCTTGGAGCTTTTTAAGTTTAGAAGTTCATAAGTTGAGAAGTTAAGAGGTCGCTTTAAGAGTTGGACAAGCAGAGGTAACCTCTTAACTTTTCAACTTATAAACTCATCAACTTAGAACTTGTTCTTTTTGTCGTTTTTTGTGCTTAGTTTGTGGCGTGGTGTGTGTGGTGTGTTTTTCCTGTAATCTGGCTGAGGTCGAATTTCGTACTTTTTTTCTGTAATTTTGTATCAGCGTAATTTTGTATCGTAACTCTCTGATTTTCAAGTGATACATTTTTCTTCTTTGGCTGATACATTTTTGTGTCGGGCAAAATGAAATTGTATCAGGGGGGCGGGGGCTGATACAAAATGGGGGGGTGATACATTTCGGAAAAAAATTGTATCAGAATTGTATCGGGTTTTGTATCGCCTTTTTTCCTTACTTATTTTATTGATATTCAATACTTTTCTTTGCTTGATACAAAGTGTGATACAAAATTACAAAAAAAAGTACTATTTTATGGGGTGTGGTAAAACCTTTCTGCCCGCTCAGTGGTTCGGGATTGGTCTATTTCACTGATTAGGGGCGGCATGCGGGCACGAAAAAGCCCGGCACGTGGGGTGACGTGCCGGGCGGTGTGAAATGGAATGTGAGGGAACTAAAGCAACTTTGTGCTGATGAGGTCGGAGCCCAACTTGTGCAGCCCGTCCTCGATTTTTTGCAGTTGGGTGTCTGATATGTAGGTGCCTCCCTTTTTGTATTGGCGCATGAGTGTTTCGTTAATGCCTAAGTATCGTGCGAAGGCGCTCACGTTGAGCATGTTGTAGTAGTCGAAGAGGGTTGACACGTCAAACTTGTACACGGGTTCGGCCTTGAGTATGGGGGCTGCTTTGCCGTTGCGCTGTTCTTCGTTGGCTCTTGCTTCGGCCATGGAGTTGGCGAAGTCGGCTTTTGCCTCTTTTACCGTGTGGCCGCGCCCTATGAGTGTGTATGGGCTGTTGTCGGTGTTGTAGGCTAAGAAGGTGCCGTCGGTGTCCTTTTCGATTGTTACTGTAAAGTGTGCTTTTTCCATTTGTTTGTACCTTTCTTTTGTAATGTGGCAGGCAGGGGAGGGTGGGGGGCGGTAGTGGGTGCTGGTGGGGGTCAGAACTTTGTTTGCTGCAAGTTCCGCCCTATGTTGTGAATGATGTTGAGCAGTTGGGCCTTGCGCTCGGCTGAGGGGTTCTTGGTGCCTTTGACGTATTGTGCCAGCAGGCTTTGGCTTATGCCGGCCTTGCGTGCTACGGCTGATGCGTTGATTTCATCGTGCATGAGGAAGAAGCGTGAGAGGCTTGTGGGCTCGGGGTTGTCGTACTCAAAGCTGTCGAAGCTCATGTCCTCGTCGAGGTTGTCCCACCTTATGCCAAATGCGTTGATGGTGTATTGGTTGCGCTGCTCGGGTGTGGCGTGGTAGAGCCTTGGGTAGTATAGCAGAGACTGCCGCAGCTCGCGGCCGTCGTCGGTGGTGCCGATGATGTGGGCGGTGTCGAATTTTATTTTAACTATTTTCATGGCTCGGTGTGTGTTGGTTTTATGTATGTGTGTGGTTAATCGTCAATGCGGCCGTGTATCTTTACCCAGTTGCTTATGACGAGGTCTTTGTTCTCTTCGAGTATGGCTTCGGCCAGTCGTATGTCCTTGTTCTTCATTCCGCAGTTTTTTTCGAGTTCGATGGTGGCTCCCACTATGAACTTTGCTTCGCCGTCGGCGTTGCGCACGTGTACATGGGGTGGTTGGTGGTCGCGGGTGTAGATGCTGAATATGAGGCCGAAGAGTCTGAGTATTTCTGGCATGGTGTGTGGTGTTATGTGTATATGTGTGTGTTTGTTTTGCTATGTGGCAAAGGTAGGGTTATTTTTTTATTACCGCAAGTGTTTGAGGTGTGGTTTTTTGTCAGTCGTTGTGGTGTCCGTACATGCGGCGTGTGGCTTGGCTGATGGTGGCTGTGGGTCGGTAGTGTGTGCTGGGTGGTGTGGTGTGTGGGTGTGGTGTGCGGTGTCGGCGTATGGTTATGCGGTCGTCCATGAGGTCGTAGTGTAGCCAGTGGTCGGCGGTGAGCAGGAATAGGGCGGCGGTGCGCACGCACCATTCGAGCTTTGGCGAGCCTTGGTAGCGACGGAATGTGACGCTGCGGCCGGGGTGCATTGTTTCGAGGTAGTCGTACACTTGGCGGGCGAAGGTGCGGAATGTTTCGCCGCCCTCGCGGTAGAGGCGGCTGAAGCCTTGGGGGGTGAGCCATTCGTCGGGGATTGTGGTGGCCATGGTGTTTAAGTTTATAAGTTTAAGAGTTGAAAAGTTTAGAGGAATGTCAAGTTGAGAAGTTGAAGAGTTAAGAGGCTACCTCTGCTTACCAAACTCTTAAAAGCGACCTCTTAACTTCTCAACTTTTCAACTCCTCAACTTTTCGCCTTACCAATATACGCTCATGTGGTCAATTTCAAAGAGTGTGCAGTCGCGGAACTCGCGAATGAGTGCCGACTGCGGGAGCCTGATGCGGTGTGTGCCGCGTCGCTTGTGTCCGCCTATGCAGCGTGCGCCCTCGTAGGTGAGTATGTCGCCTGTTGAGAGTTTCCACACGCGCAGGCGGTGCGGTTCCCCGTCTTCGAGCAGGCGCAGGGCGTCGTGCTGGCTGATGCTGGAGTGTAGTTTGGGTGTGTTCATTGGCGTGGGTTTTTGAGGTTTCGTGCTATTTCGGCTTCTATTACTTGCTGGTTGTGGTGTGTGGCGGCTTCGTAGCGGCGGCCGTCGCCGAAGCCTTCTTCCTTTCCGGCTTTGTGTCCGTCGTCGTAGCCCCTGGTGTAGCCTTCGTCGTAGGCTGCGAGGCGGGTGTTGCTTGTGACTTGGCGCAGCTGGTCGTCGGCTGTGGCCTGTGTGCGGCGGCAGCCGTAGTGGTAGGCTGCGGCGGTGGCGATGATGAGGGCCAGAAGGCCGAGGGGCAGGAGGGTGATGGTGAGTAGTGTCATGGGGAGAAGTTTTTTTAGTTTATAAGTTTGAGAGTAAAGTTGAAGAGTTGAAGAGTTAAGAGGTCGGCTTAAGTGGCTGAACTCGCTGAGGTAACCTCATAAGCTTCCCAACTTATAAACTTTTCAACTTTACGACATAGGCGACGCGTTTTTTCTCTCCGCCTATACAGTTTTTTCTCTCAGTCGATATCGTTTTTACTACATAGGGGGATAGTTTTAACGACATAGGGGGATAGTTTTTTCTATCGCCCTATATCGTTTTTTCTCTCCCCCTATGTCGTAAAGTTGGAAAGTTTAAGAGTTGAGGGGGGAGTTGAAAAGTTGAAGAGTTAAGAGGGCGGTTTTTAGAGTTGATAAGTTGAAAAGTTTAAGAGTTAAGAGGTCGGTTTAAGTGGTTGAACTCGTAGAGGCAACCTCTTAACTTTTCAACTTATAAACTTTTCAACTTCACACTCAGCTTCCCCATTCCTCGTCCGGCACAAATCCCGCCTCGGGGTCGAGGTGCGCCCCCGTGTCGAGTTGTTCGCGGTTCGCCTGGCTCTTGGTGGAGCGCAGGTATATCATGTCCTCGCTCTTGCCGTCGATGCGGCGCGATATGCGGCCCTGCGAGTTGAGCAAGTCGGCGGGGTTGTAGTCGTACACGTAGGGGCAGAGGGCGGCAAAGGAGCGCAGCGCCTTGGTAAACTTGTTCATGGTGTAAAAGTTCTTGTTCACCTTTGCCTCGTCAATAAAGGCATCGTAGGCCTCGCGGCGCACGATGAAGGTGTCGAGGTTGTCGCCCTCCTCGGCAAAGTACACGTTGGCCCATTCTTCGAAGTTGGTGCCCATGTCGGCCTTGAACTTGCGCTTCAAGATGTTGCCCATGGGCGGCATGGGCTTGACGCTCTCCTGACACATCGACAGGTAGAACTGGCAGCACTGCATAAAGAAGTTGATGTCGGCGTTCCAATTCTCCTCCTTGTATGAGGAGCTTATGAGGTCGCGCCCGAAGTCGTCGCGAATGCTGCGGCTCTCAAGGTAGTCGTTGCCCTCGGTGCGCTGGTGGTAGTAGTCGCTGAACACGAGGTAAAGCAGGCGCGCCTCGGTGCTGGGGCTGAAGTCGCGCGGCACATAGTTGGTTGTAAAGCCAAACTTGGGGCTTTGTTCAAAGGGTATGGTGTAGCTCTGGTTGTTCTTGGGGTTGACCGTCATGTCCGAGGTGATGAGGTCATAAAAGGCCCCCGTATCAAGGTGGCGGTCGCAGTCGTCAACGAGCACAAAGTCGGTGTGCTGCGTCACTTGGTCGAACACGTGCGGGTTGTCCATCAGCTTGGCGTTGCGCCCGCTCAGCTTCACCGTTTTCATGAAGAGGCTGAGGGCCTTGAACAGGAACGACTTGCCGCTTCGGCCGTTGCACTCGCCGTCCTCGCCTATCTTGTTGTCCATGGCCATGGGTGCCCACGCCCTCGAGGGGCTTTTGTAGCGGTGCAGCATGTAGCCTATGGCAAAGAGCTTCGACACAAGGTTCTGCTCCTGCTCATGCTGCTCGTCGGGCGTGAGGCCCTCGCCGTCGATGCAGAACTTGTGGGCGCGGTGGTAGGCTTCGGCCTCCGAGGCATCGCGCTCGGCAAAGTTGTACTCCAGCTCCTTGCGCCAGTGCACGCGGCTCGTGTTGATTACGTAGCCAAACAGGGGGCTGCTCTCGGCGTCCTTCACCTTCACCCCGAAGCGCGCCTCGCCCGTGGGTGTCACGCTGCGCTCCACCTCAAACATGGGGGGCATGAGTGTGACGCGGTGGTCCAGCACATTCTCCTGCCACACATAGCGGTCGAGCCCGTCGCCCCCGGCGTGCTCCACAAGGCCCGTGGGGGTGGCCTCAATCGTCTTGCCGGGGAAAAAGAATAGCTGCGTGGTGGGCGTGTAGTTGGTAAAGTCGAGCGTCACCTCGCGCATGTTGTCGAGTGCCGAGTCGCTCAGACGGGGCGAGTTGTGTATGAGGTTGCGCACAGGCCGCGGCAGGCACCGCTCCTCGGCCCACTCGCTTATGAAGCGGCGCAGGTCCTTGGCCTTCACCTCGCGCACAATGTTGCCCTGCACGTGTATGTAGCGCGCCTCCTTTATGTTGTCGTCGTGCAGGGTGTAAAAGCCGTTCAGCCGCAGGAAGTTGTACAGGCATTCCGTGTCGATGTCATACGTCACGGCCCCCGTCTTGCGGTTGGTGCGCTCCGTCCAGAACTTGGCCGGCATGGCCAGCGCCATCAAGCCCGCAAAGTCGCTCCGCCTGTCGCGCAGCTCCTGCCAGTCGCGCAGGTCCTTGCGCGGGCGGCCGCGGTTGTCGCGGTACTGCGTGAGCGTCTGCGGCAGCCATATGGTGTGAATGTCTATGAAGCGCAGGGCCAGCTCGCGCCCCTTGCGCTCGCCCGTGCTGTCGAGGTCGGGAATGTTGTAGAGCACCTCCACATACTTCATCACCTCCTTGTACTCTGCCTCGCTCAGGCGGTACGTCTCGCTGTTGAACCACAGCGGGCTGTAGCCCATGGAGTGGCAGCACAGCGAGTCGCGCTCGCCCGAGCATATGAAGGCCTCCTTTAGCTTTTGCTCCCGGTAGGGCTTGTCCTCGTTGGCAGGGTCGCGGTAAAAGGCTGCCTCCTCCTCGGCGTTCATCTTGCGCCACAGGGCTTTCAGCTCGTGCAGCCCGTTGATGTAGGCCTTGGGCTTGCCACCCGCGGGGTGGTAGCTGAAGCGGAAGCCCTTGTCGGGGTTGAGCGGCTCATATATTTTGTAAAACTTTACTTCGGCCTTTTCGCCGCCGCCCTCCTCCACCACGCACTCGCGCATGAATATGGGGTAGTTCTCGGTGGAGTACTTGAGCGTCACCTCGCGGTTCTTAACATAGCCCACATACTCCGCCTCGTACCAGTGCAACGCGTCGGTGTCGGCGTGCGTCACCCGCGGGCCAAGCACCTTGAGGTGGGCCTCGGGTATGCGCTCGAGCAGGGCAAAGATGCGTGTGCCGTCCTTCTCGTCGGCCGTGGCGGGGCGGTGCTTGATGTCGGGCTTGTTCACGGTGCGGTTCAGCTCGTCACGCACGTCGAACATGGCGGCCAGCTTGAGCACTGCCTCGTAGGGGCGGTCAATGCCCTCCTCCTTCATGCAGATGTCGAGCGGGCTTTGGGCGTGGCCCTCGTCGCCGAAGTCGGTCACCTTCCACACGCCCTCGCCCCCCTGTGTGTGGCACAGGTAGAGGCAGGCCGAGGGCGTTTTGTCGGAGGGGCGCACCCTGAACTTGTTTTTGGTGCCCACCACCTCGCGGGCCTGCGGGTAGTAGTGCAGTATGATATCGAGCCCCTCGTTGGTGGCACGATATAGGTTTTCTATTCTTATCATAGGGTTTGGAGTTAGAGTCGGAGTTTGGAGTTTTTCAAGTTGAAAAGTTGAAGAGTTGAAAAGTTAAGCGGTCGCTTTTAAGAGTTCGAACTCGCAGAGGTAACCTCTTAACTTTTCAACTCATAAACTCATCAACTTGAACCCAACCTTAAAAGCTTCGTGCAGGCGGCGGGAGTCGAACCCGCTAATGTTCCTATCTTTACAACACACTGGCAGTGCATCTAACATTTACACATGCCGCCTATCCGTTTAGCGGCCTATCGCCTGCGGGGTGGCTGCCGCTATCCGTCGCGGACCGCAGCAGCCTGATGATGGCCGGGGGCACTGCAAAAACCAAAACAAAGCGAGGAATATACACGTCAAGCCCCCCGGCCATCGTGTGTGATTTCTAACTCCTATCTATATATCGCGTGTGTGCGGGGTGACGGGTTAACCATTCACCCGTCAACTATCGTGTCGGCATACACCGCCTCGATGCGCTTCAACACCCCGGACGCAGGCATGCCCTCTGGTATGGGGCCTTTAATGATGCAGCCACCGCGGCCGTCCTTGGTTATTACCTCAAAGGGCAGAGCGCGGTCGAGCGCATCGACAAACTCGCGCTGCTCAAGCGGCACAAAGTTGGCCTCCAGCGTCCACGCCCCGCCGCCCTTGGCGAACGACACCGACACCTCGGCAGAGCTCTCGTCCGTCGTCAGCCGGTACTTGGGTCTTATTCTAAATCCCTGTTCCAAATTCACGCTTTTCATATTGTTGCTTTTTTTGTATGATTAGTTGAATATTCCTCATTTGTAGTGCTCCACATAGTAGTGCACCAGGTCGGCGTCAGAGTATTCGGGGAAACGCTCGCTCTGCGCATAGTACGTGCCGTTGTTTTTCATTTCCACCACAGTGGAGTCTACAAAGTCGCTCTTGCCAGCCCAGGCAAAGGCTGCAAACAGTGCCGCGCCCGCCAAGGCACACTTCGTAAGGGTCATGAGTCGTATAACAGTCTTTTTCATAATTGTATGCTTTTTCGTTAGTGCGCACAGCCGCAGGCGTCCGGTGCCGCAGCGTGCATGGGTTGTTGTTAATATGAGTTATTGTTGTGCTATAAGCCTTCTTTGCAGCTCCCGCCTTGCGTGAGCCATGTGTGAGCCGTTGTGTGTGAGCAACACTGCATAGTAGTTACCTATATATATGGCGCAAACCGCTCGCGCCGCCCGCATGTGCCGCCGCACACACACCACATGGTCCCTCGGGGCCTCGTGTCACTCTCTCTCACCGTTGCCGCCCCGTGTGTGTGCAATGGCACTTAATAGTACTCACGCCACACGCGTTTAATCTCGGCACCGGTTATGAACTTTCTGCAGTTCACCTTGCTCCAGCCGCAGGTTATGCGCCCGCTCGTCACCCATCGCTTGATGGTGGAGCGCGACACGCCGAGCAGCTCTGCCGCGCGCCCCACGGGGTAACGCCCCGTGTCGGCCACCTGGGGTTCAGTCTCCGTCATCATGGTTGCTGTCCTCCTGCTGTTTGTTGTTGTGGGTTGTTGCCCGTTGTTGGTTGTGGGTTGTTGCCCGTTGTCACTTCGCCCTGCCCGCCCTGCGCGCGCTCCACCAGGTAGCACTTGCCGCGTGCGGCGTCCTTCTTCACTCTCACTTGCCACTCGTTGCGCCCGCTCTGGCGGTTCAACCTGGCTTTTGCCATAATCAGCGCCGAAAAACTCATTGCACTGCAAGGTATTTCAATGCCGCTGCCCGGCTTCATTGAGCGCAGCGTGGCCGTCGGGCTGATGCTGCGCAGTATCCTGTTTTTTGCTTCCATTTGCTTGTAAACATAACATGTATTCTTTACATTTGTATGCGTAACGCGGTTACGTAACATCGTTATGTGGTGCAAATATAGCAAATTCAATATAATTACAACAAATGGAATAATACAAAATATCGCAATCGTTATAAAATTAGGATATATAGAACAATAACATGAAAGATATAGGACAATTAGAACAGCTCATTATAGCTTTGCAAAAGGAAATCAGTCGAAATTCGCAAAAGCTATGAATACAAGTCAGGGTACAATAGGCACTTGGATATCCCGCAAGACCTTCGACCCCGAACGCATAAAGCGTGCATTTCCCCAAGTCGACGGCAACTGGCTCCTTACATTCGAAGGCGAAATGCTCCTACCCGACGACCAAGGCACAATACAAGTAGGCGGCCACCACAACACCACGAAAATAAACTCCACAGGCAATATAGAGACAGCCCAAAGCAGTGATAATGAGGTGATAACACTACAACACGCCATCGAACTCCTGCAAAAAGATAATGCCGCCTTGCACGCCCTCCTCGACGAAAAAGAACGCCTCATTAAGGTTCTGCTCGACAAAGGCTGAAACGAATACATGATATGTTTAATACGCACGCGCATTTACGCCCCTTTTGCCACAACCGCAAAAGGGGCGTAAACGCTTTATAAACACACAAAAAAAGGGCCTCCCCCCATAACAGAGGAAAGCCCCATAATGCTGCCCGCAGACCCCGGGCAGCAGTCAAAACAAAGAGACGGCCCGCGAATGTGCCTACCGCATGCCAGCCAAAGCTTCGCCAATAGCGTGCAAGGCATCAACTATGCGCGCCCGCTGCCCGTCGCGCGGCACTTTAAGCCCCGTGGCATAATGAGTCAGCAAAGCCTGGTTGATACCCGACACACGAGATATGATTTTAAGCGACGTATAATTCTCGGCCAAACGAATGAGGGCCGCCGCACCCAATTCCACGTCCAACCCATACTCGCCAGCCTTGACCCACGGCGCAACCTCCTCCATGTCGCCCGCATGCTCGGTTATGGCACGGCGCACTTCAACAAGCAACTCGTCGTAACTCCCGGCAGTGGCAACCACCACACCATGCAAGCGCTCATCATCAGACACCGCAGCATAATTCTTGTCACACCAATTCACCTTAATCTTAATCTGTTCCATATTATATCTCTGTATTATATTGTACATGTCTCAGAGTAAGGCTTTCAATCCTTACTCCAAAACTAACCTAACGCCAACGGGCTTGTTTCCAAATACTCAGTAACAGGAAATCATCTAAAGTGTCACTCATCTTGCCCCTCACTGTTACCTTGCCACTCTTTGTGGGGTGCTTGAACTGTCGGTGGTCGCCGTTGTTGGCCTTAACTCTGTACCAGCCGTCCTTTTCAAGCAATTTTATAACTTCTCTTACTTTTAATTTCTTCATAGGCTTTCTCTTTGTGTTTGACAATGTAAAGGTATAAAATAATATACTTCTAACCAAGCTTTTTCTCGTAAAAAAAGTATATTATATTTCACCCTTAATACGCGCCACCCCCGCCTTTCACATACTCAATCACCCGCCTCACCGCCTCGTCCACCTTGCGCGCATCACGCCTTATGTATATATCCGCCATTCTGCACGGCGATTTGTGCCCCAGCGCAGCATCAATCACCGCGTCAGGCACATCAATCTCAGCCGCCAGCGTAGCCCACGTGTGCCGCGCCCAGTACGACGTCAGCTCCGGAAACAAAGCATTATACACCTTCACCCGCTGCTTGCCGCCACACTGCCCCCGTCGGCGCACATACATATAACCCGACGGCCCCACCTTCTGCAGCCCCTCGTTAAACCTGTGCAGCCAGTCATGCCACCCCTCCGCGCCAGGCTTCAGCCGCTCCCCAAACCACAGCAAATGCCGCTCCCCCCTGTAACGCTCAATAATAGCCCGGGCCTCAGGCGGCACCGACAGCTGGCACAACACCCCCGTCTTGCTCCTCCTGTACCTTATGACACCGTCCGCCCCCAACGGCGGCAGCCCCATCAAGTCCACCAGGTTAATACCCGCCAAATAAAACGACAGCATAAACACATCAACATACTTCCGCTGCCACCCCTCACACGGGTAATCCCTCAGCCGCCTCAAGTCACCCACCGAAAGCGACCGCTTCATCGTATCCTCCTTCTTGATCTTAAACCGTCTGAAAGGGTACAAGTCAGCCGGCGCCACCCCCTCATCAATAGCCGCATTCATCACCGCGCGAATATTGCGCAAGTGAATGCCCCGCGTGTTCACGCTGCAAGTCGTTCCCAGCCACTGCTCAAAGTCGCGCAGCCACCCCACACTGATGTCGGCAAACCTCAGGCGCCCCACATCACAGTATCCCCCCATCTTGCGCAGCGTCATCTCATACACCTGCCTTGTTTTCTCCTTGTCCCTTCGGGCTATAAACTTCTCGGCAAACGTGCCAAACGCCGCCTCATTCCCGGTCCCGTTCCCTTCGCCGTTCCCTTCCTCGCCATCATTCCCGTGTTTAGCCAGCACAGCCTTTTTAATCTCTGCCGCCTTCATCTTGTCCACCTCGTACCCGTTGCAGGCAAGTTCTTCAATGTCAAGCTGCAGCTTAGCCCTTTTAATGCCAAGCATCTGCGTCAGTTTCCCGGCCATAGGCACGCCCACCACCTTGCCGGCTTCAAATTCATTCTTATGCAGCATCAGCCCGGTGGCAATTTGAGCCGCCGTGCCATTGTTGTATATCACCATGTACAGCCGCCCTTTGCCCTCATCGCTTGTGCGTCTCAAATCCAGATACCATTTTATTTTGTATGCCATTTTTTGTTCCTATTGCATTTCTTCCCGCAGTCCGATTGCTCACAATATGCTCACAATATGCTCACAAAATTGCGCCAAAATATCGCAAAATAGGCCCAAATGAGCCATAAAAAAGACTTGTACAACAGTGCTAACACAACGAAAAAACCGCCGATTATCAAGTTTAATTACCTGATAATCAGCGGTTTAAGTAAATGTCGGGGCGACGGGATTCGAACCCACGACCCCCTGCTCCCAAA